ACGGCTTTAATTTTAACCAGTCCCTTCTTGATAGTCAGGGACGTGTTGTTCGTACTTGGGCAGACATTCTTAACCAAGCAAACCTTGGATTCGAAGTCATGCACGAACGAAACGCACACAACTTCCCTTTGGACCTTGCTTCTGTTGAGGCAACTCCTGTCGCCCTTAGCGCCCCCGCTGTAGGGTAAACCTAGCAATGCCGTCCGTTCATTCGCTATTCGCAAATGGCGAACGCATGTCACCTAATCATGGAACGGGGGTTAGGTACTTTCATCTAGTACAATGACACAAGTCGAATTGGATGCCCGTGTTCGGGAGCAACAGGCTGCTGCAAAAGAAGCCAAGCTTAAGTATCGCGGCATTGCATACAAATCACACGCCACTAAATTCTAATGGCTCAACAGTCTAAAAAAATGACTGCCAACGTTACCCGTCTTGATCCCAGCAAAGCTGATTCAACCGTGTTCAAACGTTGCGGTCAGTGTGGTGATAAAAAACCACAATGTAGAAAACAAAAGAAGTGCCTTAAAGGTCTTCTGTAACTAGCGGGAGTCAGGCACCTCAGAGTCGGACCTGGCTCCTATTGGCGTTGGCCCTTACGAGGACACCCTTCGCCGTCTAGACGGTGGGATAGACCACAATAAAAACTGAAAAAATTTTCCAAAGCTTTGGGAGCAAGTCTTAATACTTTAACTCCTACCTAAAATGGCACAACAAAATTCTACTCTGACCACGAGTCTGACTCGTCCTGGTCAGGCTAACTCTGCGGGTGACGCCCGCGCTCTGTATCTCAAGCTGTTTAGCGGTGAGATGTTCAAGGGCTTCCAGCACAATGCTATTGCCCGTGACCTTGTGATGAAGCGTACTCTGCGTAATGGCAAGAGTCTGCAGTTCATCTATACTGGTCACACCAAAGCTGAGTTCCATACTCCCGGAAACGCTATCCTCGGTAACACCGACGGTGCGCCCCCGGTGGCTGAAAAGACCATCACCTGTGATGACCTTCTGATCAGCTCGGCTTTCGTGTACGAACTCGATGAAGTTCTGTCGCATTATGACCTGCGTAGCGAAATCTCCCGTAAGATCGGCTATGCTCTGGCTCAGAAGTACGATCGTCTGATCTTCCGTGCTCTGACCCGTGGCGCTCGCGCTGCTTCTCCTATCACCAAGACTGGCTTCGTTGAGCCTGGTGGTACTCAGATCCGTGTTGGCGCTACCGCTAACGCTTCTGACGCTTACAACGCTAACAACCTGGTTGGTGCATTCTATGATGCTGCAGCTGCTCTGGACGAGAAAGGTGTTAGCAGCGACGGTCGTGTGGCTGTCCTGAACCCCCGTCAGTACTACGAACTGATTCAAGCAATCGGTGGTACTGGTTCAGGTGCTTATCTGGTGAATCGTGACCAGCAAGGTACTGCCCTGCAGTCCGGTCAAGGTATCATGGAAATTGCAGGTATCCGTATCTACAAATCCATGAACATCCCGTTCTTCAGCCAGTATGGTACGAAGTACGGTACCGCTTCTGCTACCAACCCCGGTGTCACTGATCCTGGTAACACTGGTTCGTTCGTGTCTGAAGCTCTTGAAGATGCCGCTGCTGATGTTGCTGGTATCAACAACGAGTACGGTGAAGAAACCGAATTCGCTAACAGCTGTGGTCTCATCTTCCAACGCGAAGGTGCTGGCTGTGTTGAGGCTATTGGTCCTCAAGTCCAAGTCACCAGCGGTGACGTGTCCGTGGTTTACCAGGGCGACGTTATCCTTGGTCGTCTTGCCATGGGTGCTGATTACCTGAACCCCGCTGCTTGCGTGGAATTGTTTGCTGGTACCGCTACCAAGCCTGCCGCATTCTGATCCAATTAAATATTTGTTCAACGGGAGCCTCTTCGGGGGCTCCTTTTTTTTACTTAAAATTATGCCTGTCACATATGCTGCGTCCACAGAACTGGATGCTGTAAATCAAATACTTAGCTCAGTGGGGCAGGCTCCTGTCACCACACTAGATCTTCAGAACCCTGAAGTTGCTATCGTCCTCACCACCCTTCGTGAAGTTAACAGACAAGTACAATCAGAAGGATGGCACTTTAATATTGAAGCTGATTATTCATTTAGCCCTGATTCTGTAACCAAAGAGATTGCTTATCCTCCCAACGTGTTACAGATGGATACCAGTAAATATACACATAGAGACGATTACAACCCTGTTCGTAGAAATGGTAAGTTCTACAATAAATATACTCATTCGTTTGAATGGACTTCAGATATTAAAGCTGATGTAACTTGGATGTTTGAATTTGAGGATGTACCTCCTGCTATTCAGCAGTATATTATGGCACGTGCTGCCCGTTTGTCTGCTACTAAAATGGTAGGTGATCCAGCTTTGAATCAACTTCTCCAAGAACAAGAAATTCAAACTCGTGCAGCCGCTCTCGAATACGATTGTAATCAAGGCGATTACAGCATCTTCGGCTGGAGAGAAGGTGAAAACTATTACAACAATTATCAACCGTATCACGCGCTGATCAGATGAGCACACTGACCCAAAGGATCCCAACCCTTTTGCTTGGCATTTCTCAACAACCCGACAATCTTAAATTTCCTGGTCAGGTTACCGACGCTAACAATGTCTTTCCTGATTACGCCTTGGGGATGCTAAAGCGACCTGGCGGTAAGTTTGTAGCTAATCTAAAAAACGCTTCTACTTCCGGCAAGTGGTTTTCGATCCTTAGGGATGAACAGGAAAAGTATGTTGCACAGTATGATGACAACACTTTTCGTGTGTGGAGCCTGATTGATGGCAGTCCACGTGCTGTCGATATGGGCACTAATACTGGTGTACCTGTTACGTGTAACCTTACAAATCTTAAAACAGATTTAACAACGTACAACACTGCTGTTGATACAACTGAAGCTGAACTAGAAGATTTGAATCAGTCCAGTTCGACATACGCTGAAGTATCAGATGGTCAAACTGGAGTTCAATCTTCTTTGTTTGAAGTATCTACTACCTACGATACTAATTATCAGCAAAGTTTAATATCCGGTGTTTCGTATAATGGTTCTAACTATTTACTTATAAATGCTGGAACTATTATTGGTCAATATGCTAATGTTAGCAGCTTCCCTGCTCAATATGAATTAGGTGTAGAACGTACTGATGATTACCCTTACATCAAACGTGAGGGTTTTAAAATCTATGAATTGGTTTCTACTGCAGCTGCTGAATACAACGCTGGTGATTTAAGTGCTGCTACTAGTAACTTAGCGACTGCTGTTACTGACCACGATAACGCAGTAACTGCAGAAGGTGTGGCTGAAACCAACTATGATGCAGAAGTAACTAATTGTAACATCACTACGATTCCGTCAAATGGTTATTTGTACGGAGCAACAGCTGATGATATTGAACTGCTGACTATTAATGATTATACCTTTGTACTAAACAAAGCAAAGGTAACAGCAATGAAGACAACGACAAGTACTGCACTACCTGATCAGGCATTTGTTGTTGTTAGTATTGTTGCCTATCATGCGGAATATATTGTCAGCATTAATAATGTAGACTACACTTATCAAACCCCCAAAGATACATCATCGGGTAACGTAGACACAGGTATCATTGTTTCTAACCTTGTTTCTACCATTAACGCTGCAACTGGTACTCACGGAGTAACTGCTACAGCTGTTGGTCCTGGTATTTATCTTCTAGGAACTAGTGCCTTTACAGTGTCTACAACTGGTTCAGGCGCTGAAGAAGGTCTTTATGTATTCCAAGATCAAATCAACGTTACTGGTAGGCTCCCTAACCAATGCCAAAATGGCTACGTGGTTAAAGTTTACAACAGTGATATTGTAGATGCGGATGACATGTGGGTTAAGTTCAACACTACTGACAGTGCCACAAGTGGTCCTGGTGTGTGGGAAGAGACTGTTGCCCCTGGTATTCAATATCAAATTGATGAGTTGACAATGCCTCACGAGCTTGTTCGTGAAGCAGATGGTTCTTTTAGTTTTAGTCCTGTAGATTGGGAGGACAGATTAGTTGGAGATAATCTTACTAATCCTATTCCGAGTTTTATTGGTCAAAAGATTAACAACATATTCTTCTACCGTAACCGCCTTGGATTCCTTTCTAATGAGAATGTAATCCTTAGTAAAGCTGGTGATTACTTTAACTTCTTTGCAGGATCTGCACAGCTTGTCTCTGCAGCTGATCCCATTGATTTGAGTGCTACTTCACAACAACCTGTTAATCTTACATACGTGCAAACGGTCAGTGTGGGTCTTGTGATGTTTGGTCAAAACGAACAATTCCTACTATCCACTGATGCTGATATTCTTAGTCCAACAACCGCTAAGCTCAATACGCTTGGAAGGTATGAATGTGATTCTAATTTAGATGCGGTGTCACTTGGTACCAGCCTTGCTTTTGTATCTAAGACACTATTGTGGACTAGATTATATGAAATCAGTAATATCAGAAAAGAAGCACCTGCCGATGCTAACGAATTAACTAATAATGTTTCCGAACTAGTACCAGCTACTGTCGATAGTTTTGTTGCCTCACCTGCTTTGTCCATCATCTCATTCGGTGAACAAGGTACAGATACTTTGTATCAGTATAGGTACTACCAAGTTGGTAACGAACGTCGGGCTAACACTTGGTACAAGTGGCAACTAACTGGTAATCTACTTGAACAGTTCTTTGATCAAACTACGTTCTATGCAGTTTGTGAAGATGGAACTAATGTTTTCTTACAATCCTACGATCTCACACAATCTAGTGAACAAGGTTTCCTGACACTTTCTACTGGGGAAAAGACTGATGTATGTCTTGATTTGTTCTCTGTTAATCCTTACAGAACCTATGACTCTGCTAATGATCTTACAAGAGTCTTCTTACCGTATGATCACATCACTAGTAAAACCTTCTGTTTATTAGAACTAGGTGGGTACATAGGTCAAACCATTACAGATGTACAATCTAATGGTACAATTCTTTTACCAACAGTTTCAGGTTCTGCCGGTAACTATTACGTTGATATTGACGGTGATTTACGTGGACGTAATCTAATTATTGGTTACATTTATGAAATGACTATTCAACTACCTACATTCTTTGTGGGTCAAAGTGGTGGTCAAAACCAATACACGGCAGATGCAACTGCAGATCTGATTATACACCGTCTTAAGGTGTCTACAGGTTTAAGTGGTCCTGTAACGTACACTGTTGATATTACTGGTAAAGATTCTTGGGATAACGTTGTGACAGTTACTTTACCTAACAGCTATAAATTAGGTAGTGTAAACCTTTCAGCTTCTGCTGAACACGTTGTACCTGTATTCCAACGTAATAAGAATACTAAAATCACCATTAAAGGTGATACTGCATTCCCGGTAAGTCTTGATAGTTTGACTTGGGAAGGCAACTACAACACTCGTTTCTATCGTAGAGCCTGATGACTATTTCCACCCCTGGTTTTTATGTAAGACCTGCTAGCATCAATGATATACCGTTGGTTCTTGATAATCTACTAGACAATAGTTTAGAAGATTTGCTTCGATGCCAACTCAATCCTGTGTTAAGCCTTGCTATGGATGTTTCTAATAGTGAGGCTTATCTGGCTCTAACAGAAGACAACAAGCCAGCAGCATTGTTTGGGTTTGAGTCTGACTGCTTCTGGATGCACATGTGCAGAGGCATGGAGGAGCATCCAGTGGCGTTCATGAAGTTTGCTAAACGTTGGTTTAAAGGTAATAATACCCGACCATTTCTTTGGAACCACACAGGAATTGAGTACACTCAAGCAATTAAAATGGCTAAATTTTTTGGCTTTAAAATATTAAGAGTATTTCCAAGTGCTCTAACAAACAGTTATCAAGTCGAAATGGTATTACTATGACAAAGGAGGTATGCTAAATGGGTACCGCAATGCTGGTCTCCGCCGGGATCCAAGGTATTATGGGTGCCTTCAGTGCAAGCGCCAAGGCAGACCAAATGGCGGCACAAGAGGCAGCAGGTGTTTACAAAAACCAACTAAGTATTGCACGTACTCGAATAATGAACGAGTACAAGCAGCGGGCTTATCAGCGTCAAGTTGATCGAGTCCGCGAACAGATGGTGGAAAATTTCAAAGCAGCTAACTCATCCTGGCAAACTGAACAAGCAAGGCTGCAAGAGCAGTTCCTTGGGTTCAGTGATAAACGGCAAGCTTTGATTAAACAATTAATGCAAGCTGAAGGTTACGCTGCTGCTACTGAAACATACGGTAGGAGTGCTGATCGAGCAATCGCTTTAGCAACTGCTGCTCAGTTTGGTAATAGCGAAGCACGTCTTGCGTTGACCGAACAAAGTGCTATGAAACAATCTACTCGCAATATGGGCAAGATTGGCGGACAAGCCTATTCTGCAGATATGCGGGCATATGGTTCTGTAATTGAAGGTCCAATTCCTGAAATGGCTGAAACCGCTTACCAAGGTAGTGGGTTTAACTATGGGCTTAATTCTGCTCTAGCCATTGGTAGTGGAGTTATACAGGGTGCTAAATTAGGCGCACAAATTGACTACGGGTAAAGCTAATGAAACTACCAGAAATTACGCAAATAGCGTTTGAAGGGTCGGCTCAAGGGTCACCCTTTCAGCCAGTAGAGATCCCAGATCCTAATCCTAGGCTTCAAGCTAATTTATCTACTATTGCTCAAAGCTTTTCCAACATCCAAACGTCCGGAGTTCAGCAATACAAAGCTCAGGAACTGCAAGCTAAGCAGATGGAACAACTCTATGAGTTTGCTCCTAAAGCTATTCAAAGTATTTATGAAGTACAGGACCTTGCTAGAGAATCTACAGCTAAGGCTGTGGCTGCGGAGGTTCTGCTTACCAAAACACCAGAAGAACTAAAGCAGATGCTGTCCGACGAGGCTGAACGTCGGGGACTGATGAGTTCACAAGAGGAGCAGAACTTAGAGTCTGAGGCTGCTTCTACAGCACGGGATATGAGTAAAGAACCCGGTAATTCTCAAATGGTTGATTTCCTTTTGAAATTTAAGGGTAAACAACGTAAGCATGTTCAAATTGGATTAGCTAAACTATTAGGCACTGCATTACCTGAATGGGTTCGTGAACAAAGGAAAAGTAATTCTGGTATGATATATCTACCAGGGTTAGATACTTCTGTCCGTATTAATGATCCGAATCTACCTCCCAGCACTGCAGAGATGGTACGTAACCAGCTTCTCAAATCTACTATGGGTATTGATGACATTGCTGGTAATGATTCTATGGATTTAGGTATCCTTGCAGAACATGGGATGCCACTTATTCAAAACAACATGCTGCAAATTAAACAGCGTGAAGATAGAGAGTGGCGATCAACCAGCGGTCATAATAATAGGATGATGCTACTGAGGCAGCAGCGGGAAACCATGCAAACGGAGATGACTCCTGAAGAGCGTGGTCAAGCCTTCTCTAACTTTATTACTGCAATGGCAGCTACTTACCCGATCAGTGGTGAGGATAGGGGTATCGGTGAAGCAGTAGCTTTGTCGGAGTATGAGAAGTCTATTGATGATGCTGTACTTGCTGGTGAGACGTTTAACGTAGAATCTTACGGCGAGATAATTGTTGGTCCTAAAGGTGAAAAACTTAAGGACTACAATGCTGGTCACTTCAATCGTGTAAAGGCTTCTGTCATCACCAAAGAAACACAAGCATTTACCAATAAACTAGCATCTAGGCAAGCTAGCGTTAAGAATCAAGTCCTTAGCTACATCCAACACATCAAAGAAAACGAAGGTGAGATTACCTTTGAACAAGGCGCTGCCCAAGTCAAGTTCTTGTCTGAACAAGCAGCTGCTGCAGGTTTAAGTCCTGCTCAAGCTGGTATTGATCAGATTCAAGGTCAGTTGTTGATGTACGGTGAAGGCTCTTCTGAGCGTCAAGCTAAGATCGCTAGTGCTCAGGCAGATGCGATGAGTGGTACGCTATCTCTTTCTCATCCGTTGTTTGCAGATGCTGTTGGTCGTACTCATCCTTTGTATGAAGTCGCTAAGCGTAACGACGCTAACAACCTGACTGAAGAGCACAAGAGTTACAAAGACGTTATCACTGATATTGTCTCGGCTAACCTCGGTTCTGCCAAAAACTTGTACGGAGAACTGAAAGGTGTCGGTGGACAAATTGTTAACGACATCTACGCTAAAGATCTTTCTAACTTTAACCGAGATCTGGAAGCTGCAGGAACTCCTGAAGAGCGTCGTCTAGTTCTTGCTAACTGGACAAAGCGGAAGACTGAAGAACTTAACAAAGCATTTGCTGCTAAGTCTGGTCACCTACTAGAATTGGATGTAAACAAGCGACCCTTCCGTTGGTACAATCAAGCAGCAGCAGCTGGTACAAAAACTGAACAGATGACTAATCAGTTGGCTCACATCGTTGATGTGGCTAAAACTGGTGGTAATGTCTATTCTGAACTGCACAACAACCCAAGCAGTCTGATAGCACGTGATCGTGCTTTGACTGACATGGGTAAACTTCTCAGTGGTCAACCTATAGGTGACTTTTACTCCGTTGCAGCTCAACAGATTAATGCTGCTGCTGGAAAAGAAATTATTAAAAGCCCTATGGATTTACTTGCTGCAGTTTATCGCTCTTATGAGCCTAATTCGTTTGATGCTAAACAAATTGAACAGGCTGTCCAAAAACGTAATGAGCTTCCAGCTGCTCAAAAGACTTTCTTTGATAGGCACCTGAGTGGTCAATACGTTAACCCTAACGGTGCTATTCTTAGTAGCGGCACTCAAACCCGAGCTGGTTTTGAAGGTAGGGTTCTGCCTGTTGCAGGAGTTACTAACAGTATCCCTCATCCGTTGAATACTCAACCTGGCTATACTCTTCCTAACATCACCCCTCTTGCTGGTCAAACTAAAGGTACACTAACAGGTCTTCCTGCTGATGCCTACAAGTGGTTGGCTTATGGAGCAAGTGGTGAAGCCGGTCCTGGTGATGACATCTACGGTGTGGCAGCATCTATCATCAATAGGTATGCAGAAGGTCGGGGTTCAATCCAAGCTATCGTAACTAATCCTTCTCAATACGAAGCTGTTAAGAAAGGTACTGCTCGCTTTAGACCTGACATTGAAGCTAAATATGCTTCCCCTGCTGGTCAAGCCAAACTTGTTGAAGCCCTGATGCGTCTGCAAGGTAGGACTGATTTTAAAGGTAGGTCTTTGTATAAGAATGCAGGACGTAGTGACGTACTGTTTGATGAACGGGGTAACTTCTACCACCACCCAGAAGAACGTGGTAAAGGTGATATTTATTCTGGACCACCTAAGAATGCTTGGAGACGGTTTGTTACAGGAATCTAAATTATGGAATTTGAACTTAATATCCCAGATCTAGAGGAACTGGAACAAGAACAACCTGAAGTCGTCGAAAAGATTGCTCAGCAGATCCCTCCAGAAGAAACTCAAGCTCCGGCTGCTGCTCAACCAGCACCTGGGGCTGAGGCTCCTCCTAGTTCTGATTATCAAACACCTGAATGGTTGAAACCATTTCGTGGTGGACTGCCTGGTGAAGAGCGTGGTACCCTAGGTACTATTATGGACGCTTTAGCTGCACCAGGAGCTGGTCTTAACGATTACGTTATGGACGAGCTAAATAAACTTCCTTTTGTTAACATGAGGAAGCAGTCTAAATTCACTAACGATGCAGTTCAAGCAACTCGTGAGTTGTCTTCTTTGCTTACTCCTTTTATTGGGATGCGTCGTACCGCTATGAAGGCTGGTCGGGGTTTACAAGCTAAGGTAAAGAATCCATTGGGTGAAAACCGCCTGATGAAATACTTTGCAGAGATGGGTATTGATACTGGTGTCGGTGCGTATGTTGATTACACTAACGTACTTAATCAGTATGACGACAACTTTAGTGGTTGGCTAAAGAAGAATTGGTCGAAGACCTGGGCATTTATTCCGTCTGACTGGGCAACCATTGACGGTGAAAGTCCTGATATGTTCCGTCAAAAGAACATTATGGAAGGTGTTCGGTTTGGTTTCTTTGGTAGTATTCTTGGATCTACTGTTAAACTAGGACGTGCTCTCAAGGGACTTCGTAATACTACTTCTTACGTCTTTGATTCTGAGTCCGCTGCTGCTAAATTTGCACCTAAGGCTGACCCAGAAGATGCAATGGATGTAGCCGAAACTATGGCTGCCAATGCTCAAAAGTATGAAGAAGCTTTGGATGAGATGGGTCAACTGAACCTGTCTAAGAATCCGAACCCAGAAATGCCCCTGAAGGGCGTCCATGACGGCTTTGATGACGTTCAGGTAGCAACACTCCCCGTAGACGATATGGGCATTGTAGGGGCTTCTGTGGACGCTGTACGCATTGCAGATAACAACGGTACTATTCACGGTCGTCTCCGTAACATGGTCTCTGAACCTGCTATGGAAGTCGGTCTGCAAGGTGATAACCTGGCTAGCCGTAATATTGTAAACGCTCTCAAAGACGAACTGAAGTCTGCTGGTAACTACAGCGTTAAACTGCCTGATGGTACTCCGTACAACATGGCACGTATTAACGACGAAGGTGCTCGCCTAGCTGAGGCACTGGTTGATCCTCGCATGGAGCCTGGGTCTATTTCGATGCTTCTTTCTGAGTACACTAATATCTACAATCGTCTTGGTAAAGAAGTACGTGGATTGAGTGATGTTGGTATGAGTGCTGCACAGCAAGCTCTCAAGAAATATACTGATGACTTCATCAACATGGATGCAGTCAAAGCTCAAGCCTATTTCGTATCTTCTCTTGCTGGACAAGTTTCTGATATTGCAGAGGGTGCACGACTAATTGACGAGTTTGATGCTGTTGAAAGGGCTAAGGAGCGTATCCTTGACCGTATGCAATACATCATTGGTGAAACGAGTTTTGCTAAGAAACTTCGTAATCAATCGACCAAAGCTCTTGGTGAGATTCAACGTCGTAGCGACAACCCAGAACTTCTCAAAGAAGCCGCTGAAGCTGCAAACCTGAGTGCTGAACGTGCTGCTAAAGAATCTGCTGAATACGCTACTCAATTCCGTAACACTCTTCAAGAGATTTCAGAGAAGCGTCCTGAGTTCTTCAAAGTTCTTATGGAAGCGTATGAGGTGACTGATGGTAGTATTGATACTATGCATAAATTGAACACCTATGTGTGGGAAAAGCTTGGAGCTATTAACAAGTTTATCTGGGATGAAAACCCTGGTATTCCTAATGAGATTGTTCAAGGTTTGCGTGGTAACATCTACAACACCATGTTGACTTCAGCTCAAGCGCCTTCAGCTGCACTTGCAGGTAACGTTGCAATGCTGCTTGAGAAACCTATTGCTACTATGATTGGGGCTGCTGCTCATGGTGACCTTGCCACACTTCGTCGTGGTATGTACATGTACAGCTCTGTCTTTGATTCTTTTGGTAAAGGTTTGAAGCACGGTGGTAAGATGTTCTGGAAAGCTTCTAAGAACAACTCACCTATGGACTTTGCAACTCGTCAAGACTTTATCACTAAGTCTGATGCTGAGTTGAAGCTTCTTAAAACTTTTGCTGATGCTGCAGCTGCTTCTGGTGAAGAAGGTGCTTTGGGTATGTATTACATTGCCGAAGCTCTACATGGTCTAGCTTACAACCCAGTACTTCGGGCTGGTCCAAACTCGATGATTGGTTTGGATGGTATGGCTAGTGCTACTGTTGCTCATGCTGAAGCTCGTGCTGGTGCTCATGATGCTTGGGTCAAGTCTGGTAAGAAGCTAGACGCCGAAGCCATGAAGAAGATTGAAGATGACATCTATAACAAAACCTTCGATGCAGATGGTAAGATCCTTGATCCTAAAGTTGAGTATCAATCACGAGAGATTTCTCTTAACTTGGACACCGACAACGTTCGAGCGTTTAACAACCTGTTGAACCAAAACCCATGGATGAAGTCGTTTATCTTCTTCCCACGTACCTTGGCTAGTGCTGTGTCTGCCTTTGGCGAGCGCAGTCCTATCACCTTGTTTATGAATGACTACAGGAAGCTTGTTCTTCCTTATGGTTACAAAGACTTTACCCAGGAAGAAGTTGCGTCCATCATGTCGGCTCGTGGGCTTCCTCCGACCAAAGTAGAGTTTGATAAGCTTCGTGCTGAAACTAGAGGTAGGGTTTACCTTGGTACCGCTTTGTTGTACAAGACGTTTGACATGTGGCGTCAAGGTAGGATTCGTGGAGATGGTAACTCTGATGCTGGTAGACAGCGTACCCGTAACCAACTTGGTTGGAAGCCTGGTACTGTCTTGACTGATCAGGGTAACTGGGTTTCATTTGATTGGCTTGGTCCCCATGCTCAGTGGGTGAAACTGACTGCTACTTTCCTTGATAACTTCTTTGATGATATTGACCCAGTTAATGCTGAAAACTTCTTTGCTAAAATGGCATTTGTCATGGCAGCAGGTTTTAACAGTCAGTCAATGTTCTCGGCTGTTGAACCGATGCTTGACGTGTTGGATGGTAATGAAGTTCAGATGAATCGTTGGGCAGCTAACTTTACTAGTAACTTGGCTC